CCACGTCCACCGCACGGGCGGGAGTAGCGGTCTTCAGGAATGAAGTATTGCTTGAGTTTTGTTTTTTGCAAATACTTGTCAGCTATTGGCGAAGTTGCCAATACAACGGTTCCGAAATCTTCCTGCATCATGGCAGGAACGGTATCAACAGGGGATTTTGCCATGGTAATCTGTCTTTGTAAGGGACAGCAACTTTTTTACGGTGGTTACAAATCACCGGTCACATTTCGGTGTCCCAACCTATATTTCTTTGACCACCCCTAATCCCTCTTACAAAGGAAGACCGGGGGTCAGCATCTCCGGTTATAGCATCATAGTCAGGGTCGTTGAAACTATGGTCAGCCGGAAACAACCTCAAACGTTTATTGGCTAGATTAGGGAATGCGAGTGAGTTTCCAAACCCAGGGCGAGTAAGTTCACCATAAAACCTCTTATTATTTATAATAGCATCTTGCAACCCTTGGTCAACGGTGTCTAACTTCATAGAATAATAAGTCAGAGCCCAAGTGAAAGCATCCGTCCTGTCATCATGTTTTACAAAGGGAAAAGCTGTTATTTCCCTTACAAAGGGGTCAATCCATTCAGCTTCTACAAGCTTTACCCGGTCAAACTCCATCAGGGGTGCAACTGCCTGGAGCCTGATGGTTTTAGACCGAAGGGGTTTCATTTCCTCAATGGGAATTTTGGCTTCTTTCTTTAGCATTTGGATTAGAGATTGTCCGGAAGCTGCCTTTTCGATGCATAGCACCCGTGGTCTATAAAAAGCATAGAGATGTTTCACCTTGGCAATCAAATCTGGGAACCCTAAACGACCTGTTATCATATCCCGAATATACACCTTACCGGGAAACCGGTGGGAGATTGAGGCCACACATATGGCAGTTTCATCCGCCAGTTCTTTCTCGGAAAAAGCACAATCAACCGCTAGCCAAGTCAAGTCAAACTCCGGGCACTCCGAAAGCGGTATTCGGCTAATCCAGCTATCTTTGATGATTTGCCCTTCGGCAGCTACGGGACTACCCTGGTAAAGAGCAGAAAACGCAAACGAACCCATTGTTTTCTTCTGGGCCATAAGCATATCCACCGAGAAGGCGGTATTGCTAGGCCAATGCGATTCTCCGATTTCCCTCTCAAGCGGGTCATCCGCCATTTGCTCGGCAGTCTCAATCAATCCCGCAATATTCACCCACCTCCATCCACCGGGATTCTCATCTTTGTCATATATACCATCTGCCTCCATCAACACACCGTGAAGGTCGTGCTGATGAAACCGGGTAGCAATGACCATCTGACACCAGTTGTTAGTACGACGGGTACTTGCTTGCTCCCCCCACCAAGATTCGAGTGCCTCTAACGCAGCAGTTGAGGTTGAGTCCTTCAAGGGGTCATCCACAATCATTGCGCCAACTCCAGGACTTGTGATATTGGTGGTACCTGCGGTGAAACCGGTAAGAACACCTCCAACAGAAGTTGGTAGGATATACCCACCACCAAGCATATCGTACTTGGAGTCAGGGGAGAATCCCTTCCAGTCGGAGAAAATTTTACGAAACTCAGGATGTTTCAGGTATCCGATGGTATCTTTATGAAACTTTCCAGAAAGTTGCTGCCCGTAAGATGCAATGATGTGCTGGGTCATTTGGTCTCGACCCAATAACCATGCCACAAACATAGAGGCAAGCATAGACTTACCGGACCGTGGGGGGCACGATACGATAAGTCGCCTGTTGCGTTTCATTGCAAGGTCTTCAAAAGCGGATGCAATCATTTCATGAAAGGCAACCACCTTGAGGTCACCTTTTTTCATGATATCAGCAAATGCCAGGAAGCAGTTTTGGGCCGCCTTGTATTTATACTCCTCAATCACGGAGGCCGGAGCCTCCATGACGATGAGTTCTTGTATGCCACGGATGTATTTTCGCCAGGAACTGTGTTCGTCTAACTGGCTTGCCTTGGTTATGATGGGGCGCATTTTAGAAGTTGCTGATGCGTTTCAGTAGCTCTTCGACTTTTCCGTCGTACTCCCGAGCCAGTTGTTGCTCAGAAACAGGTTCCTTAGCGGTAAGGACCACAATATCCTCGGTGATTTCACGGTGCGCTTTCACAGAAGCGGAAAAGATTTGTACTAGGTCCCGCGTAGAACACTCAGGGAGTTGGTCCTGAAGCATTCCGATGGCTTCATTGGCGACCTTGAGGGCCTCGGAAGCTAGAAACTCTTTTTGACGGACAATTTCGTCCTTGGCATCAGTGTGATTAGACATTAGTAAAAGCTCTTACGACATTTGGCACAACCGCCCCGTTGAGGGGGGTTCCCAGAGTAACTCTGGAGGGTTTTTAGTATTTGATTGGCAAGAATTTTGTTTCCTGCGGTTGAGGCAGAGTGGTACTCTTTCCAAAGTTGAGCAGCATTTTTCATATCAACAAGGGGGAACAGGACTTGTGTCACTGGTACATGGGAGGCAACCTAACCTCCATAGCTCTGTGAGTTCGGCTAGTTGGAAACCACCTTCGAGCATCCATCCACGACCCTTGGGGGATTGCCCTATGTAATAGAACCTCCCCTTAGGTGTTTGAATGAATGTGTCCGTTTGCACTCCAATCATCTCTCCACCGTCGATTGAAACTTGGTAGGAGTCTGGAGACATGGGGTCAGAGTACAGGAACTGATAACCTCCGGTAACAACGGCAAACTCACCGTAGTTTATCTTTTGGAACCATTTGGCATCTAGTTTAGCCTTGGGGGAGATACCGCCATCATCTGTGATGGTGTTTCTCCAGAGTTCCATAGCGTAACGAGCAAGTTTCTTGCCAGTATCGCAATAAAAAACTTCGCCAATGGGTTCTCTAGTATTGGCATCCCAAATGGTAACTACAAGGCGACCGTCCTCCGTATAACTATTTGTCGGAAGTAGGTATATTGGTTCATTGATTGGGTCATCCAAGAACACACATTCGGGGTCACATATGAAAACCCAACTACCGTTCTGCCCGATTTCATTACTCCACCTAACCCCGGAGCATTTATCGAAATCTTCAGAAGGGTCGCGGTGACAACTGTAAGAAGGAACAAATATTGACCCAGATGCTTCATCCACTACGCCTGCAAGAGGGAGTTTAGTTTCAACTCCAATTCCAGGCCATATTCCTCGGCAATCTCCTCGTTGTACGCAGGGGTCAAGAGCGATATAAGGGAGTGCCTCTTGAGTAACCAGACTGTAAGTTTGAGTATAGGTGTATTGAGAATTTTCAGTTAAACCTGTAAATCTCTCGTCGTCACAGGAAAAAGGGTCTAGAACTTGTACGCCTGCTCCGCCAGGAACACTACCATTTATTGTTACAAAAGCACCCGTCAGAAGTTGCGTGGCAAAATCATGACCGGATGAGGATAAGTAGTTTTGGCAAGAAAAGTTTAACTCAAAGGTCATCCTCCGAGTAAAAACCATAGGTATCTGATTTACTACCGTATTTGAAGACCCAGTGTATCTAACAACTATATTATTTGTTTGCTGAACCACGCCCTCATTGCCAATGGCATCAGCTAAACGTAGAACGTTTACGCTGATAGGGATGACTGGAGATGCAACTAAAGCATCCACTAAGTATTGCTCAATGCGAGTTATACTAGAAAGTTCCATTTGTTATCCTCCTGAGTGGTTTTACCCGATTTTGCAAAGCAAAAGAAAGGGCACCCGAAGGTGCCCAGTAAGACGAGTTAGGCGTCAACCATTAGATGGCAAAAGTCATGTAGTTACCGACATACTTGGTGGAGTCTGTGGAGGCAGAGGTGACGGAAACTACGAGGTTACCAGCAGTTACAGCAGCAGAAGCAGTGTAAGGAGCTGTTCCGAGGTGAGCGCCGCCAATAACTTGAACGTTCGCAGTAGTCCCGTTATGATTAACTTGTAAAGTGTCGGTGTGGAAATTGCCACCTGTAACATCAGAGACACTCAGGTTGATGACTACGCCACGGAAGGTGGCTGCGGCCACTGACAGAAGTGTGGTGAGTGTAGTGCTTGTAAGTGTGAGTGTGCCCAGGTTTTGCCAGATCGGCGTCACCCAAGTTGGAACAGCAGCGGAGCCGTTTGACTGTAAAGTCTGACCGGAGGTACCAAAGTTGGTGCCGTCAAAGCTGATAGCGCCAGTCGAGTTAGCCTGGAAGCGAATGGTGCCAGCACCGTCAGAGAGGACGACGTTGTTGCTCAGTGTGGTCGTACCGGCGTAACCGCCGACCAAGGTGTTGCAAGAACCGGTGGTAAGGCTAACGCCAGCGCTGTTACCAATTGCG